CGTCGCCCAGCAGGTCTTGGTTTGTGGGGTTACGGTCCCAGATGATGAAGGCGGTTCGGTTTTCTGGCAGCTTCCAGTTATCGCTCGTTGCCGAGATCGTAAAGGTGTTGATGCTGGTAAACGTGATTGTGAAGCGTTCGCCAGCGATTGAGCCATCGAGGTTGGTGATGCCGGGACGGTCAGCACCCCAGAGCGCGAGCGTGCGGCCAGCCTCGACGGCCCAGTCAACTGACAGCTTCTTCCTGTCAGTGGCTGGTGGACGCTTCATCACGTAATACTCAGGCGCTGCGGCCGGGTTCCAGCTCATCTTGGCCCGGCTATCCTTTAGCTGAGGGCCAACCCAGTAGTAGCTCGCATAGTTGATGAACCGATCGAGGTCAAACGGGGGCGCGAAGTTTAGCCACTGCTCCGCCAGCACCTCACGCAGGCGGTCAACGTCGCAGCCAAGCGCCTTTAGCCGGTTCACCAGGTCAGCGAAAACGTACGCGTTCTCAACGGTCGAGGTCTTGACGTAGGCGGCTGGGACCAGCGCGTTCAGCTCCCGGTCTAGGTCAGGGGCCTGGATCTCAGCGGTCGACTGGAGGTTGTCCTTCTTTCCAACTTCCCCGGCAACAAAAACCGTGCGCTCCTCTGACAGGAAACGGTTAAAAAGGTTGGCAACCAAGCTATCAAGGGTCTCGTTCTTGAGGCCGCTTGGGAGCAGCTTGGTAAGGTCAAGCTTTTGCTTCATTGATTAGTCGGCGCGCTGGTGGTCCTTTACCCATATTTACTTAAAGGCACCAACTCCCCGGAGTGGGGGCCCTTATCGCTGCCGCAGCACCGTTGGCGTCAAGGCGTCGACGAGCTCAACGTCGCTCACGGTCGCGCAGGACTGGAGGATCTCGTCAAGCCCAGCCTCTACCGTAAACAGAGACCCAAAGGAATTGATTGAGTAGGTTGGCACCAGCACGACCGAGGCAATGTGCCCAGCGAGGCGCTGGTGGATCAGGGCGATCAGCTCGGTCGCGTAGAACGTGTCCCCGAAGTCCCAGTTCTGGATGTCAAAGAAGGCGTTGATGACCGCGATGACCTCGGCCTTGATCCGCTCGTTGGACATGGTCGTGGTGGGCTGCTTCACAACCCTGAACTTGGCCCGCAGGGGAGCATCGGCCAAGGCGCCAAACAGCAGCTTGATCCGGCCAGGGTGCAGCACCACCGTGTCCGATAGCATCTTGTTCTTCAGCAGGTAGCCGTACGCGGTCCTCAGCTCAAGCGGCGTTGGGGGCGTCGGCGGCGTTGTCGTTTGGCCACGGATGAAGCTCTGCAGGGCGGTGTAATAGCCCCGCGTCATGATGAACGCGTCGTGGATGTTCGTGACCGACGGGTCGATGAGGTTCGTGTTGGGGCTAAAGTGCTGCCACATAAAGTCTAGCCCCTGGTTCGCGTTGCAGACCGATTGGCTGAGGTTTGCATCGTACAGCGCTGGCGGCGGCACGCGCCGGCGGCGCCCAAGATAGTATGGGGTGCCGTCAATCACGTGATAGTTGAGCGAGATGAAGCTGCCTTGTTCAAAGTTGAACTGGACTGACTGGTACGTCACCCACGCGTCGTCGTAGTTATCGACATCGAACGGCAGCACGTCAAACCCAGTCTCTACCTGATAGTCCGTGCACGAGAGGTAGCCAGCAAAGGTCGGGTTGCTCGGGTTGGTGTTATCGATAAGGAAGAACTGGAAGGCGCCGCGCGAGAAGTCCAGGAACTGGAGGATGTTGTCAGGCAACCCGTCGCCGGCCGTGGTAAACCCGGTGGTGTCCGTCGGTAGCACCTCTAGCTGGTTGAAGTTAATGTTGCCATCGGCATCCTGCACGAAGCCAACGACGTCATACACGTCGTTCTGCAGCAGTGGCAGGCCATCGGGGTCAAGGTTTGAGCGAAGCACGCTCAGCTTATCGTAAACCGGCTTCTTCGTCTGCGGGTCAATGATCTGCGTTGTCTGGTTAAACCAGAACTTCGTGGTCGGGCTCTCGGCCACCAGGCGCATGTTGCGGTAAAAGACTCGCCAAGACTTGACGTTGCCGATGGTGTCATAGTCAGCAGCTACCAGGATCAGCCAGCTGTTGACGGGGTCGTTCGGGTCAAAGTTGAGCACCTGCGCCAGCGTCGGCTTACCGCCGCTGCTGAGGTCGATGTTGTAAGTGGGGTTGGATAGCTCGCTTGGTGAGATGATTTGCCACCACCCCTTCAGGTTGGCCTTTTTAGCGCCGCTGATGTCCCGGACGGTTGTCTCCCAGTTGGCGCCGTTCTTCTTTAGCTCAACGATGAACGCGTCACCTGGCTCAAAGCTGGTTGTTCCCTGCTCAACCCTAAAGTTGATCGGTGCCTTCGGGTTCTGCTGCAGGTAATATTGGTTAGTTGACAGCAGGCTGTAGCTTGGGAGCCGGCCGCGCAGGTTAGAGATGACCGTGAAGGTCGTGCGGTCGTCCTGAAGCTCGATGGTAAACACCTCGATGCGCTTAGGATACTGCGTCAGCGCGTGCGCAGGGGCAATGGTAACCGGCCCGTAGTTTGCGTCGATGTTGTTGGTGTCTGCTAGCCAGATCCGACCGTTTCCCAAGGCCGCCATGAACCGGTTAAAGCGGAGCCCAAAGTAGCTCGAGGCGCTTGTCGTTTGCAGCCCGGAGCCAACGTCCCCTGGCGGGTAAGTGTTAACGCCGTCGATGGTGCGCGGCAACGTGTCATCATAGAGCTTTCCATCGTCTTCGGGAACCAAGATCGGGTCAGGGATGATGCCGTGCCTCACGCCGCCGATCGTGACGAAGCCAAGTGGCTCACCGTACCAGTGCCCGTCAAGGTTGGCCTGGATCGCGCTCTTCTCGGTCAAGGACCCGGCTGTCACGTCGCTTGGCGACAGCGAGCTGCCATACGGCGTCACGTTGGTTCCGTTTAGCTTCTTGTACAGGCTTTGGTTGTCCTCGATGAACCTAGTGCGGGGGTTGGAGATGATGCCGTACCCGTCCTCCACCATGTCCGAGATGTAGTTCAGCGCGTTGAACACGCCGAACTTCGACAGCAGCGGCTCAATGACCGCGTCGATGAGACCCTTAGCTGAGGTAGCTGTTTCCAGCGCACCGAGCGAGATGTCATAGAACATCACCAGGTCATCGCCAAACAGCTTGATGTTCTGGTAGTTGCCAGATGCATCGTTCCACTCGATGTACTTCGGCTGCCCGGCAAAGGTCCGGTTGATGGTCTTTAGCCGCAGGATGGTTGGGTCCTTCAGCATGAAGGTGTTATAGTCCTGCGCGTTAACCATCCGGTTCTGGGCGTAATAGGTGGCTGGCGCGGCTTGACGGATCTGCTCGGCTGTCTCGGAAGCAGCGTTATTGGTGAGTGGTGAGGTCAACGAGAACGTGCAGCTGAACGTTTGCGGCTGCCCGCTAGCGTTCTTGTAGCTGAAGGCCATCGGCTGGTTCAGCACGGCACCGCGCTCGATGGTAATGTTCTGGTTCAACGAAACGCGCGCCCAGATCTGGAAGTTGCCAACCGGGGCATCGCTGAAGTTGTTGTCACCGAACAGCAGGGCTACACGGTCGTTCTCTAGCGTTTCGACCTCAAACTTCTTGCGCGTTGAGCTGTCATCGTTGAAGAACAGGTTCTGCTCGTTCAGCGATTCAACCCGCTTCCAGACCTCGATGATGTTCTGGAGGTCGTCAACCCGGTAGACCCAGATGTCAGTATCATTGATGTTGGCCGCGTCTAGCTCCAGGCGCCTGTTCTCGGTGGGCTCCAGGATGGTGTAATCCGTCCTGGTTAGCGTGCCCTGCTTGATGAACAGCAGGAACCCGGTGTAGTCAGACGAATCGCCCCGCCCATCGCTAGCGTACAAGAGGTTTAGCTGCGAGTTAAGGTCGGGCGCCCGCTCGAACGGCCCGTTCTCGTCAAGGTCCGCCGGCACAACCTCTAGCGGAGCCCTGGTGCCAGTCGATGGGGTAAACGAGAAAACGCCGTTGGTGAACGTGCCGACGTCGTTGTTGAACGTGTACAGCTCCAGCAGCACGTCATTGACCTGGAAGGACTTTTGCGGTTGACCGAACTTCGACGTCATGACCTTGTTCATGACCAGGAAGAACTGCTCTTTCCAGTTCGGGTTGTTGGGGTCGTTCCAGGTAATCGAGACGTTAGCAAGGTTGTTGCCAAGCGAGTCGACCACGGTCTCAGTGGTTCGGACGGTGGTTAGCTTAACTAGCCCCCTTGCCGGGATGTTGCGGCTCGCGCGGTAGGACACCAGCCTCGCCAGGCGCAGGACGGACTGCTTGCGCTGGGCCGTAGTGATGAAGTTCTCGTGGGCTGCCAGGTCGATCCGGTAAGCTAGCTGCTCGGCTACGTACGCGAAGAGCTCAAGGATGGCGATCAGCTCGGAGCTCTCGATGAAGTCGTTAAAGCTCTCAGCGTAGTAGATCTTGAGGTACTGGAGCAGCGACTCCTTTACCGTATCATAGTCATATGACGTAAAGTTGATCTGGGTAAAGGCGTCATAAACCTTGTCCCAGGTCTCGGCTGCGTACGTGTTTCGGATGGTCATTGGCTGGCTGCCCTTGCCGGGTGGTCAGTTCTTGGTATTTAGCTTGTTAGGCTTTTTGCCCGGTGGCTGGCCTCTTAGCGCGCGCGAGCACCTTGGCATGCGCGTTGCCACCCTCTAGCGCTTGCTTAACCGTGGCCTCAGCCAAGAGCAGGTTCCGGGCGGCCTGCAAGCGGTTGATGAGGTTGTCAAGCAGCCGTACCTTTTCCTTGATAGGAACGACATCGCTTGGAGCAGCTAGCTGCTCTAGCAGGGGCTGCAGCTCATCGACCCACGCTCGCAGCACGGCTACCGTGATGGCAGCCCCGCTATCAAGCGTTGGCCTAGCGCTCATTGAGTTGGCACCTCGATCCGCAGCACGTCCCTTACCTGGAACTCGACGTAGAACAGGTCGGCAAGCGCGAGGATCGCGTTGTTGTTCGGGAGCGAGGTGACGGCCAGGTCAAGCAGCTTGACGCGGGGGTCGTAGTCAAATACCTCCCGGAGGTCGGTCTCCACGATCGCGCGGGTCTGTTCATCGTTGGGCTCAAAGGCCAGCAGCGGGATCCGCGTGCCAAAGTTTGGCATGTACAGGCGCTCGCCCTTGAGCGTGAAGATGTGGTTGAGCAGGTCCCGCTTCACCAGTTCAAGGTTGGTGAGCTTGAAGGTTCGCCGGTTCCCCCAGTCTGCCGTGGAGAAGCCCTTGTAGATCGCGTTGGCCATGCCGGTCCTTGCAGCTGCTTGAGATGCGGTTATTTATGCGCGCCGGCGGCCTCCAGCTAGGGCCGCCAGTTTTGGCCTCTCGTGCCCTTGGTTGGAGGACGGTCCCAGGGCTCGTGCCCAGGCACAACTGGCGGCTCCTGCGCGGGGGTAGCGCAGGCTGCCTTTTCAGCCTCGCGAGGCTGCGCGCGGCTGTTGAGGAAGATCCTAGCGGCGCGGTGCCGCTCCACGTCCCCCGCCAACACATCATAGGTGCTGCCTGCCAGCTGCGCGATGCTGCCGGCCGCGTAGATGTCCATGTTCCCGGCGGCTGTCAACAGGATACCCTGCTCGGCCGAGGCGTTCAGGCTAGCGCAGGCCGTCACGAAGGTGCTGGCGCCTGAGCGGAGGTGCAGCGCCGCGCTAGCATCGACCCGAACGTCGCCGCCAACTGCCTTCACGTTGACGCCGCGCCCAGCCTCCAGGTTGATGTCCCGGTCAGCGCGCACGTTCAGGTCCTCCCCTGCGCGGACGCTGACCGAGGCCGCCCCGAAGACGTGGACGTGCCCGTCCTGGTCGAGCTCTACCCAGGTTTTCCCCTTCGCGGTGCTGACGTAGATGCGCTCGTTGGTGTCATCGAGGATGACCTGGTGGCCTTCGGCGGTCTTCACACGCACCCTGGCCCCCTTAGGGTGATCCTGCATGATGATGGCGTGGTGCCCTGGGGTAACCCACGCGTACGTCTGCGGGTCGAGGTAGCCCTGGCCGGGGATGGGGGACGGCGCATACCCGTCATCACCGGTCTTGTTGGCGCCCGCTTGGGCCACCGCGCGCTCAAAGGCGCCGCGCGTCTGCGCCTGCGGGGCGGTGATCTTCCCGGCGAACTGCTCGCGCAGGTTGCTGTAGGCGGGTTCTAGCTTAACGAGGTTGCCATTGGCGTCGCCGGCGTCCCCAAAGGGACCATGGTTGCCGTTGGCATCCACGTTGCGCCCAGCTGGCAGCGATCGGTTCCGGTGCAGCCGGATGGCGGCGGCGAAGTAGAACCTGATGGCTGGGTCGCCGTTGAGGAAGAAGACGAGCACCGTAGCGCCAACCTTTGGAACCGCCCAGAACCCGTACGAGGCGTGCGTCTTGTTGGCGGTCGGGCCAGCCCCAGCTGGGTAATTGACCGTGAAGCCGAAGAACGGGGTAGCGTACTCGGCCCAGGGCAGCTGCTCGATGTCAAACGTGTCCCCGTCGAGCGCTGGCACCCACACGCGGACGCGCCCCATCTGGTCGGGGTCATCCGTGGCCACCACCTGGCCCTCCATGATGAAGGGGATGTAGTTGGCAAACGGCCCGCTGATCATCTGATCACCTTTTGCCCCTGGCTGCCAGCTCCCTGGCGCGCCTCAGGCACGCCGGTCGGCACGTCTGGGTGCGGCACGAGCGAGAGCGTTTGCCTGAACTCGCCCTCGATGAAGCTGTGCTTGATGAACAGCACGTGGTATGGCCCTCCAAAGAACTGCGTGGACGTGAACAGGTTGTTTCGGTCAATGAACTCACCGTCCCAGTTGGTGTTAGGGGACCGGATGTCCAGCTGGACGTAGATCGGGTAAGCGGCGACGTCTAGCTCGTTATCTAGCAGCGGGTCCCGCCCGAGCTCGATCGGCGAGATCACCTGCCCCCGCCAGGCGGCGGCCACGCGGGGCTCATAGTAGAGCTGCCGGTACTGGGCCCTGGCGGCGTTGAAGGCTGTCGCCACGCGCTGCGCAAAGTCCCCCTGCTGGGAGGCGCTAGCTGGGTCGAAGTTAAAGCCGGCCGTGTGGGGCGGCATGCCGCCGCGCTGCTGGCGGTCAGCGTACTTCTTCAGCAGGTTGGGGTTGCCCCGGATGGTGAGCTCGAGGTCGATCGAGCTGGCCATGTGGAAGAACGCGACGGTTGACTTGTACTCCTGCAGCCGCTGGATCAGCTCCTGGGCAACGGCTGGTGGGTACTGCTCGATGTCCCGCTGCGCGGCAAAGTTGGTCTGCTGGGCGGTGGTCAGCGCCGTTGGAAAGATCGGGTCGTTTGGCCTCAGGGTGGAGAACCGGTCAAGCGACCGCTGGTCCCTGAGGGAGCTCTTGTCGACCAGGTCCAGGCGCTGGCCAACGCCGGCAACCTGCGCCATCCGCCAGGAGCCGAGCGGGACGCGCGTATCGAGCGCGATGGCGCTTTCTGGCAGGTAGTTGATCCTCAGGTCCTCGATGTGGCTGTTCTTGCCAGTAAAGATGTAGCTGTAAAAAATGTGGTTCTGGTACCTTGTCCCGTCAGTGGCGCGCGGCTTGGGCGGAGGCATCACGTACGGGTAGACGTCGAAGTGCACGATGTAGGTGCCCCCGTCGCTGGTGATGCTTGACACGATCTTGAAGGTGGACGCGGTGCCCCTGGCCCTGGCGTCGGCGCCAGCGTGCGCCAGCACCTGGTCGCAGGCCTCAAGGATCCTGGTTAGCGCGTCGGTGATGCTCATCCGCTCCGAGAACGAGATCTGGACTGAGCTGTCCTTCGCCACGTTGATGCCCCTCGCCGCCGTGGTTGCTTGCGCCTGCTGGGCAGCCTCGCTGGCGGTTTGTCCCGCGGCGATGAAAACCTGCTCCAGGCGCTTCGTGTAGCCGGCGGCGGTCACCTTATAGTTGTCGCCCATCCACTCTCGCGGCAGGTTGATCATGTACTGGACTAGCTTGCCGGCGACGGTCGTGCCAGGCGGCTTGAGCAGCGCCTCGGCCTGGTAGTTACGGTAGAAGCTGAGCGAGTTGGCGTTAAGCTGGTCTTCAAACGCCTGCACCAGGTCAGCCAGGCTGTTCTTGCCAGGCGGGGTAACCGCTGTCACCTTTGTCGCGAGGTGGTTGAGCTGCCACAGCCGCGTGTTTTGCCCAAAGCCGCCCTCAACTTCAGAAAACTCCAGCTCAAACGTTGACCCGCTTGAGTTGTACTCGGCTGACATCAGCTGCAGGAGAAGCGGCATGTAGCAGGAGGTCACCAGCGTGGTGGTGCCGTCCGTCCGGTGCCCGATGAAGATGATGTTCAGCAGGAAGAACGCCGACGCGCGGGCTGACTTAACCCGCACCTGCAGCAGCTCCATCATGTAGTTGAAGAAGTTGAACCCAGTGGTATCGATGATTTTCATCCGCGCGAACGAGGTTTGCGCGGTCGGGTTGTTGGGGTTTCCGGTACCGTACACGTGCTCGCTCTCGAACTCGGTAACCGAAAACTGCGAGAAGCGGCGGGTGTCGAGCACGAGGTAGGCAACGTCCTCGTTGCCAAGGTTAAGCTCGCCTAAGAGGGGGAGCGACTGCACCAGCGAGTACAGCTTTTGCCCCCCAACGCCATCGAGCTGCTTGCGCAGGGCCTCAGTTGTCGAGGCCACCGTCATGATGAAGTGGTAGCTGTAGCTCCTGAACTCGTCGAGCGGGTTCGGGTAGTTTGACGCCTGGTCACTCACCTGCTTACCTCAGGGGAAAGGGAGCTTCGAAAAAAGCTAAAACACCACCGGCGGCACCAACGGCACCGCCTCGCGCTTAGAGTCAACGCCCCCTTGCCGCCCGCTCAGCAGCGTCACCAGCCGCTCGCGCGTTGGGACGTAGAGCACGCGGCCTGGTATAACCTCGGTGGCTGGGTCAAGCACGTTGTTGACCATAGCAATGACCCACCAGTAGCGCGGCTCGTTGTAGAACACGGAGGCCAGCAGGTCGAGGCGCCCAGCATACTGGTTCTCGACGACGTAGGCGATGTCCGAGGGATCGACCGTGAAGATGGCGCGCTCAAACCACTCTAGCCGCTGCCCGTTGACCTCGGTCGTCCCCCCGTGCACGTACCTGGAATGCTTGTTAAAAACGCTGTTCGCCGCCATTTGGGTTATCACCTAGTGGTTAGGGCGCAACGTAGGGCGCATCAGCGGCACCCATGCTGGCGATCTCGGCTGGGTTCATACCAAGCCCAACGAGCTCTTGTACTGTGAGTTTGGTGCTGGTATTGTTAAAAGCCGGCGGCACCTGTGGCAGCTGCTCGACGCGCCTGAGCGCGTTGCCTCCGGCCACAAAGTTAACGCTCGTGCCCGTCGCAATGGGCGGTCCCTTGCTGCCAGTCGGGGGGAGAACCTGCGTTGGGACGTAGTAGAAGGCCGAGTTCTGGTTGCCAAACAGGTTGCCCTGCCGGTAGGCTGCCAGGTTGAAGCTGCTGAACTCGCTCGGAGCCCAGCTTTCCTTGAGGTTCAGGCTGACGTCAAGGATGACCGGGAAGGGCTCGTTGGCGAGCGTCGGGATGTAGTCAACGTCGTTGGGGAACGTCCACCCAAAGCTCTCCAGCACGCACTTTACGGGCCCAATCATCCTTGGCCCAAAGGCCTGCAGGGTGATGATTGGCGGTGGCGCGCCCAGGGTGGCTGTAACGGTCCGGCTGCCGTACTGGGGCATCACCCAGGACCGGATGATGTTCAGGTAACGGAGGTTCTGCTCAGCCTCCTCCCTAGTTCTGGAGATGAGCTTGCCGCTGACTGTCCAGGTTCTCGCGGAGGTTTTGCGGTACTTGAGGATCGACCCTGGGTGATGCACTGGGTTAAACTCAACGTACTCCGCGGACTGCCCCTCCTGGATAGTCGGCATCACGGTTAGAACGATGGTGTCCTCCTGCGTGCCAAGCACGTTGCTCGCGCTCAGCTTGACCTTTAGCTCGGCAGTGTCGGCGATCGGCTGGTCCTTGATCAGCTCCACTGGCAGCAGGTCTTCATCGTTCCTGACGGTCAGCTGCTGGAGGGGAGCCCCGGTTGTTGAGTCCACCAGGAAGGTCCCCGGTAGCCCCTTGGAAGCTAGCCCAAGGTTGGCCGACATGGCGCTAAAGTCGGTGATGTTGCCGGCCTTGATTGTCTTGTTGGTGGCTTCGCCCAGGCGCTGGGCTATGGTAGGCAGCGCGTGGTTGGTTACCTGCTGTAGCCCGCCGCTGAGCAGGTTGATCGCGTTGTTGGCCGCGCCCTCTGCCTGGCGTTGAACCGTGGGCAGCAGCTGCGTGTTGACTAAGATATCACGCGCTGGCATCTGTACCCTCTTGCAGCGCTGCCTTGACGGCGTTGAACAGCCGCCGCGCTAGGGCCTCCTTGCCCTCGAGCCCGGTCAGCTCCATGAACTCCGGGAACAGATCGTGCTCGACGGCCGCGCGCACCACCGAGGCCGAGATCTGCTCAACGTCAAGCGTGCCGCGCTTCTCCAGCTGCTGGAGCGCCGCGTCGACCGCTGACTTGGGTGCCGGGTCTCCGTCCCGGTCAAGCGTTAGCGCGTGGTGCTTGATCGGGGACCCGTCCGTGGCCGTAAAGTACCTGTCAAGGAGCTCGACGTACTTAGCGGCCCGGTCGTCCCCGGCTACCACGAGGATGGGCTCCAGCCCAGCTTCGCGCATGGCTGCAAACCCGGCCAACGGGTCCGTGGCCGTCATGAACTTTACCCCGTTGGCGTGCCCCGAGGCCTGCATGAACTTGATCCGCTGCTCCGCCGTCAGCGGGTTGCGGCGGCGGTCCTCGCTTGACTTAATCCCAGCGATGACGATGACGACCGGGCTAGCCAGGAGGTTGAGCTTGGGGTGCTTCCGGATGTGCGCCTTGGCAGCGCTGATCAGCGCGTAGTGCCCCTTGGTCGGGGGGTTGAACCGGCCAACGATCACGGCAGCCCGTTCCTTGCCAGGAGGCGGGAGCTTGGGCTCTGGGCTGGTTGCCTTCGGGTTAACCATGCGTTGTGGGCTCGCGGGGGGACATTGTTCTTGTTTATTTATCATCCGTGGGCATTCGCGGGAGAGCGCGCTTTTTACCCGCGCAGCGGCGTGGTATAATAAGCTTTATCTCCGAGCGTAGCTACGTCTGGGAGATTAGCTTTGAAAAAAATAAAGCGGGTAAAGCGGGAAAAGAGCACCACCACGAAAGGGCACTATGTAACAAACGCCCAACTTCTGCCAGCGGTGATCGAGGCTAAGCAGCTTGGCCGGGTAACGAACCGGCTCGCGAAGATGCTGCTGCTCATCGCTGAGCGCTATTCTAGAAAGTCCTGGTTTTCTGGGTACTCATACCGTGAGGACATGGTCGCCCACGCGGTGGCGAACTTGTGCCAAAACGCGCTCAAGTTCGATCACACAAGGTTCAATAACCCGTTCGCCTATTATACAACAGCGATCCATAACTCTTTTCAGCAGTACAAGGGGGAAGAAAAGAAGCACCGCGACACGCGGGACGCCCTGCTGGTAAAGGCTGGCGCCAATCCTTCTTTCACCTACCTCGAGGAGCATGAGCGTGAAGAGCATGAAGCTGCCCTGAAGCCTGAGGAAGAGAAGGAGCTGCCTGAGAGCGAGGCTGTTGACCAGATCGATGATGATCTCGGCTTGATTGCTAGCAACCTTGATAAAGCTAAGAAAGAAGGCAAGCGAAGCAAAGTTACCCCTAAGAGCACCGTAAGAGCTGAAGCTCACGCCTCTGGTCCCGTCAAAGTTTATAAGCCAGGAGCGTTTGTACAGGATGAGAACGGTAACCTTTCGTTCCTCGATGAGGAGCTTGTCAACGTAAAAAAGGTTACCAAGCATGAGCTGGTGATTACCCCAAAGAAAAAACCGCGCGTTGATGATAGTAAGCTGAGCAAGAAGCGCGCGTTGAAAAAGTAACGGAGTGGTAAACCGCTATGCCAAGCAAAAAGCTAGCGATGTTCACGGACATCCACTTTGGGAAGAAGAACAACTCACCCCAGCACAACCAGGACTGCCTTGACTTCGTTGACTGGTTTTGCCGCCGGGTAACTGAAGAGGGTAATGTAACGCACATCCTCTTCCTAGGCGACTGGTTTGAGAACCGCAACTCAGTTAACGTGTTAACCTTGACATACGCGCACGAGGCGCTGCGTCGGTTGACGAGCTTGGGTCTCCCGATCTACATGCTGGTAGGTAACCACGATCTCTACTACCGTGAGAACCGGAAGATCTATTCGACTAGGATCTTCGGGGACTTCAAGCACATCACCATGGTCAACGAGCCAACCGTGCTTGATCGTGACTTGCTGCTTTGCCCGTTCATCTTCAAGGAAGAGGGTGGTGAGCTGGCAAAGTTTAGGACCGTGCCGTTCTGGTTTGGGCACTTTGAGTTCAAGAACTTTATCATCACCGGGTCTGACCGGCGGATGGAAACCGGCCTCGAGCACACGCTGTTCAAGGAGCAGCGCTACATCTTCACGGGGCACTTTCACAAGCGTCAAGCCCAGGACAACGTCATCTACATCGGCAACACTTTCCCTATGGACTACGGGGATGCTGGCGATGATGCGCGAGGGTGCTGCTTTTTCGACGTTGCCGCTGATAAGGTCTGGTTTGAAGATTGGGTCGAAGCCCCGACATACAGGAAGATCCGGTTATCGGAGGTGCTAGGTGGTAACATCGCCTTCCCTAGCAAGTGCCGGGTTCGCTGCCTGGTCGATACCGAGATCCTTTATTCAGAGGCGCAGGCACTGCGCGAGGAGATGGTGAAGCTATATGACCTGCGGGAGTTCTCCCTGGAAGAGAATGAGGAAGAAAAGCGCGCTGTCCTTGAGGGTGAGGACGTGATCGAAACGTTCGAGCTTAGCTCGTTGAATGACGCCGTAGTCAAGATGATCAAGACAGGCATCCAAGGCACCAACGCGATCAACCCTGATCGACTGGTTGACATCTACCTAGCACTATAAGGGAACGAGCGCTGTGACAGCCACTGTGACAGCAGCTGTGACTGCTAGGCTTGTGCTCAAGCAGCTACAGCTGCGTAACTTCCTTTCCTTCGGCAATAACTTGACTGAGATCGATCTCAGCCAACCAGGCAGCACCCTCATCCAAGGCGAGAACCTGGACGCGAACACGGCCAACGGCGCCGGCAAGACCACGATCTTCAACGCTATCTGCTACGCCATCTACAACAAGCCGTTTGACAACATCTCCCTCCAGCGCCTCATCAACTCGACGAACTCCCCGAAGAACACCTTGATGGAGGTTAGGTTGACCTTCACTAAGGGGAACGATGAGTACGAGGTTTACCGGTGCCGTGGGGAAAGCACCAACGTGCGGGTTGTCCGCAACGGGGAAGATATAACGCTGGACAGCATCGCCGAGACCGACGCCGTGATCGAGGAGATCGTCGGGCTCTCATATGACCTGTTTACCAAGATCATTATCTTCTCTGGCAGCTCTACGCCGTTCTTGCAGCTGCCGGTGCAACCGCAGCGCCAGCTCATCGAGGAGCTGTTCAACATCACCCTGCTCTCCGAGAAGGCGGTCCGCCTCAAGGAGATCATCAGGGAAACAGAAAAGGACATCGTTGTTCAGGCCGCCGTTATCAAGGAGCAAGAGGGCGCCATCAACCTTTACAACCGGCAGCTGAAAGAGGCGCAGGGCCGGCGGGACCGGTGGGAGCAAGAGCGGGCTGCCCAGCTCAGCGCCCTGAAGGAGCAGCTAGAGCTGCTATCGTCGCTTGACCTTGAGCAAGAGCGCCAGCTGCACGAGCAGGTGGAAGAGCTCAAGGCCGCAAAGCGGGAGCGCGACCTGGCCTGCTCCATCCTCAGCAAGGACCACCGGCAGCTAACCAAAGACGTGAGCACCCTAGAGGGTGAGGTCAAGCACCTCCTGGAGGATAAGTGCCCATATTGCCTGCAGCGTTACGCTGGCGCCGCGGAGAAGCTGCACCAGCAGGAGGAGTTGCTGGAGCAAAAGCGCGAGCAGCTGCGGGCGCTCAGCGAGCAGCTAGGGGCCGCCCAAGCCGACGTTACCGAGCTGACCGCGGCGCTCAAGGAGCTAGAGGCAAAGCTCACCCTGCCGTCCCACCGCGCCGTGCTTGAGGCCAAGGCCAACCGCGAGACCATAGCGCATCGGCTTCAAGAGCTGGCTACCGCTACGAACCCGCACGAGGAGGCGCTGGCGCTGCTTGAGCAGCACCGCCCAGCGCCGGTTGCCTATGAGCGGCTAGATGAGCTTAAGCGCGACCTTGAGCACCAGGAGTTCCTGCTGAAGCTGTTAACTGACAAGAACTCGTTCATCCGGCGAAAGATCATCAACCGGATGATCCCGTTCCTGAATGCCCGGCTTGAGCACTACACGAGGAGCCTGGGAGTAACCCACCTCATCCGGTTCGATGACAACATGACGTGCACGGTCTCGGAGTATGGGCGGGAGCTGGACTTCGGTAACCTGTCAAGCGGGGAGAAAAAGCGGGTCAATTTTTCGCTCTCGCTCGCCTTCAGGGACGTGCTCCACCACCTCCACTACAAGGTTAACGGCCTGTTCATTGATGAAATTGACGGCTCACTCGATGCCACCGGCGTTGAAGCCATCTTCAAGCTGCTCAAGCAGAAAACGCGCGATGAGCGTCTCTCGCTGTTTATCATCTCCCACCGGCCAGAGGCAGTTGGCCGGTTTGACCGGCAGCTGCTCATCCGCAAGCAGAACGGGTTCTCCCGCGTGATTAACCCAGGCGAAGAAGAGGGCGCCGCTGGCTTAGCCCTGTAGCGCCATGGGGCTTATGGTAAAGGTTGGCATTGCCGTGCTTGCGCTAGCGCTCCTCGTGGTCAGCTTGGGGGTGATCTGGGTAGCCACTATCCAGCGGTACCTCCCGCCCAACAGGCCCGGCCCGTGGCGTTGAACGGCAGCTAAATAACGTTAAACCTGGATGAACAGCTAACGGTCCCTCGCGCGTGTCCACCCAGCACTGCTCCAGGGCGCAACTCTCTCCCCTAAGCAAGGATTAACTTAAGCATGAAACCTGGTGGTGGCAAGGCCAAAGGGAACGCCTTTGAGGCGTCCGTGGCTAAGCTCTTGTCAAAGCACCTAGCGCCCCTTAACTTTGTGCGCACCCAGTCGTCTGGCGCCAGGGTGGGCGGGAAGAACTTTGGGACGATCGGCCAGCTGTTCGGGGAGGACGCGCTTAAGCTCTTCGTCGGCGACGTCGTGCCAGTTAACGAGCGGGCCGTTGGGCTGCGCTTCAGGTTCAGCGTCGAGTGCAAGTTCTATAAAACCCCAGACAGCTTCCCAGCGCTGGTGGCTGGTACGGCCAACATCTTCAAGTGGTTCAACGAGGCGCGCGTTGACGCGGAGAAGGTTGACAAGGAACCGGCGCTGATCTTCAAGTGGAATAACACCAGGATCTTCGTCGCGATGCCGCTGCAGCCAGCGCCAACCGTGGACCTGCGCCGGGTCATCATCAGCGACGGCAGCAGCACTGAACGGCTCTTGGCGGTCTACGACCTGCAAGCGCTCTTGCAGTTTCCAACTTTTTGGTACGCTTCTAGCAGCTAGCAGATGGATACCCAACCAACGATCACGTGGAGCGCGCGGTGCGACGTGCTGAGGCCGGTTGGCGAGCATGATTTCAGCGACCTTAACCGGATCATCGCGGCCTACTTTGAAGCGTACAGCCGCCTCAGCGCCTTCATCGGGCCGTGGAACGCCAAGCAGGTTGGCTCCACGTTCCCGTACCGCCCACCCGAGCGGCAGCAGCTGCTAGCGGTGCTCGGGCGCCCGCGCCCGTACGTTAGCGAGCGGGCCTACGCAGCGATGGTTGAGGCAGCGATCGACTTCTGCGCCAGGACGAAGGGCCGGCGGCAGCTGATCCTGCCAAGCGCGGTCACCCACCACTCGGCCCAGTTTTTGCCGGGGCTGTTTAGCTTAAAGCGCGCTGAGCCCCAACCAGAGCTGTTTAGGCCAAGGGGGCACCGTCAGCCCCAAAGCGTGCGCTCCGTGACCGAGCTCACGCTCTTTGGGGCGAGCTCGCCGGTATACGTGGAGAACCTGACCATGCACCCCAACGACGTGAAGCTCATCATCGTCCGGCCTAGGCTGGGCAAGCTGGCGACGCCCAACCTGCTGAGGTGGGAGGCCCTCTTCTTCAGGCGAACCGGTGGTTACCTGATCGAGCACGTGGACACCGCCATCAACCCGCGGTGGTCTGGGATCATCTAGCTCAGCGCCATAGTCACGCTTGGCCTGCGGCAACCTTAGGTAGCGCTTAGCTTGAGCGCCTGGCAGCAACCAAGTTTCCCCGCAACTCAAATGGCGGGTTTTCTTACGAGGTTTTAACATGAACCTGAAAGCGGCAAAGAAGCTGAGAAAGCTTGTTCACCTGCTCCAAGAGAAGGGCACCATCGAGAGCAAAGCCTGGGTGGAGTATGGCGTGCGTAACCGCACGCTGACGCGGGTAGCTAGAGATAAGGAAGGGCACCTTAAGGAGGTTCGCGTGCCGGACCAAACGGTTTGGCTGCTCCCCAGCTGCGGCCGGGGCGTCTATCAACAAATGAAACGGCAGGCTAAGCGGGAGCGCCGGTTCGGACGCTAACCATTATTGACCGGGTGCGCGACAAGCCCTGAGAAGGCTAGCGCTGACAGCGTAATCGCATGCACAGCTCCGGGACGAACCTCTGCCTTTTAGGTTGGGAAACGTGCCAGGTGCCGGTGACCAGCCCCCTGCACGTGAGCAACTTCCTCAAGGGGCGCCGGATGTGGTGGCGGACGAGGCGGCAGCGGCAGGCGCTGATCATCGGGCTGGCGCTGGCCTGGCGCCGGGCCGTCCAGCGGGCTGAGCACGCCCCAGCGCTCCTCGAGCAGACCATCTACCTCTCCGCCCTGGCGCGCCAGGCGCCCGACGCCAAGGAGATCCTGCAGCGGTTCTTCAAGATCGAGCGGCTGGGCTACCGGTTCGCCAACGGGCGGGCGGCGCCCACCACCATCACCCCGAGAAAGCTACCAGGGGAGCTGGTCAAGGAGATCGAGCAGCTGAAGGACGCGGTGGCGTTTGACCCCGGGCCGCCGCCCCAAGCTCAGCCCGACCTCGTTGCCTCGCGCGTGCAGGTTTGCTCCTCAGCGGGTGAGGACCTGCTCGTGGCCCTTGAGGCCACTGGCCGGCTCGACCTGGTGCCAGCCGTCAGGTGGCTGCTGGCGCAGCAGGGTCCCATCACCTTCTTCTTTAAGCCCAGCGGCAAGCTTGGCGCGCGGGACACCTCGGTCTGGCCGATCAGGGCCATCGAGACGTGGCCGGCCTGGCTGCGCTCCCAGCTCTTCGGCACCGCCATCGACCTTAACGTGGCGTTTTGCCAGTTCCTCATGGCCGGGCTCACGCAGAAGCACGGCGCGGCGGCGCGCCAGCTCGCGCTGAAGTACCCTGACCTCGTGCGGCTGCTGGAGGACAGGACCGCGTTCAGGGCTGAGCTCTGCCGCGAGGTGCTGCACGCTGAGCCAACGCCCGAGAGCACCAAGCTCATCAAGCGGGTGCTCATGGCGATCGCTAACGGGGCGCCAGTTTCACCCACGCTGCTGGCGCGGCGGTCGCCCAAGAGCAGCGTGGCTGCCATCTTGGCGCAAGAGGCGCCGTGGCTGACCGAGGCACAGCTGCTCGCGGCTGGGCAGCGCCTCAAGCGCTTGGCTGACCAGTTCAAGCGGGCAAGGCGGGAGCTTTGCACCTACCTGCTGCGCGAGCGCCCGACCAAGGCGGCCCAGCGGCGGCTCTTCTGGCGGTACTTTGAGTGGGAGCGCGAGGCGCGCCATAAGCTTTGGCTCGCCGTGGGCCGAACCGGCCTAATGCTGCACGATGGGCTAGATGGCGTGCAGGTTGACCCTGCGCGCGCTGCCGCCGTGGCCGCTGAGCTCGAGGAGGTTACCGGGCTAAAGATAAGCATTAAGGATAGCAAAAGGGGGTCAGCTACTGACCCCCTTGCTAAGCGTCCCTTCCAAGTGGCTGAATTCCGGGACCGATCAGATGAACGTCATGCCAGTCTGCGTCTTCTTGGCCGCCTCGATGCGCGAGTTGATGAACTCAAGCGCGATCTCCCGCTCGCCGGCTGACATGCGCAGCACCGTCTCGTAGCTCCACGCTCCACGCGAGAAGTACGAGAGCTCGATCGCGGACCGCACGAGCTGCTTGACCTCCGCGCCAAGCTGCTCGATGATCCGGCGAACCTCGTGCATGTTGCCGTCCCTGATCATTCGGTGAAAAAAGACACGGGGTTCAGCGGTAGCTGCACGTCAAACTGCTCCCCGCAGTCCTTGCAGGCGACCTGCCAGCGCATGGTCGGTCCCCACTCGTTCAAGCCATCGAGCTTCTCGATGATGCGGTTGGCCCACGTAACCTGGAGCTGCTCCAGCCACTCGCCGATGAGCCGTGGGTCAGTGACGTTGTCCACGCTCTCGATCACGCTGAGGAGCAGGGCCTTCAGGTTGCGCTGCATGTCCTGTGCCGTCAGCTCGTGCTTCTCGTGGTTCTCCTTGACCATCTCGATGACGTCAGCGTACCGGTTGGGGCGGAGCTGGACGAGCTGCCCGTTCGGCAGCGTAACGCTGAACGCCGTCTTAACCGTGGTGGGGTCGATCATCTTCATGCCCACGATCATCTCGTCAAGGTTTGCGGTGTATGAGTGCTCTTTGGCTTGCGGGCACGTGTGCTTGACGGAGAAGTCGAACATCGGGCCGTACGTCACCACCCGCAGGAACATGGTGATGGCGTCGACGTCCTTCGACAGGAGCTGCATGGGACGGTTGACCCCCCGCACGCACGTCTTGAAGACGGTCTCGACGGCGTTGCCGCTGAACAGCTGGTCCGGGTTCTTCATGATGATCTCATCAAGGGCGGACATCGGCTGCACGTGGACCTCGCCGTTCTTGACCGTGTCATCGAGCTCACCGTGGGTATAAAAGAGCCCCCGCGATGGGAGCTGAAAGATCCGCCCCGGCAGCTTAGCGTTGGCCAAGAGCGGGTTTGCTTGCTCTGTCATAGTTTGCTATCAAGAAAGCACGCGCTTGCATGCGTGGTTTTCTTCCTGCCAAGCCAGTGTCGTGCCTGGCAGGCGTGACCTTCCCGACTGCGCTGGGGACCATCCCCTGCGCAGCGCCGCCCTTACGGGACGGACTCGCCACGGGTAGGGCAGTTACGGTTGCCAGCCGTTGCACCTTCAGCGTTGTACTGCCCAAAACACCAATGGGCATTTTACCTTGCGATAATATCCCTTCGAGAGCGCTATGTTTAATGCTAGAGCTCAGCTTCGGGTGGCGTTATGGGGACAGGCTGCTGGGGATAAATAGCTCATCGCCCCATATTTAGGGCCAACGGTGACCCCTACCCAGCGCGTTCAATGGCAGATCTTTCACCCAAGGACATCAACCAGCTCTCCGCGGCTATCACCCGGCTAGAGCAGTTCCTGCGTGGGAGCGGGCTGAACGTTGGCAGCGCCAAGCGGAGCCGGCCGAGCCTAGCTGACTATGAGCCGGAGGAGCTTACCAGGGCCACCAAGCGGCAGGTGCGTTCGCTCGCCGATTACCAGCGGAGCCTGACCACCCTCTTGACGGCGCAAGTGAGCTCAACCAAGCAGCTCAGCGCGCTCAGCAAGGAGGTCGCCGCGTCGGCTTCCTCGCTCAAGCAGATGAACACCTACCTGCGCCGGCTGCATGGCAAGGAGCTGGTAGAGGCCACCATTGCCGTCGGTGACCTGAGCAACGCTTACTTCAAGGCCAGCAGCGAGGCTGCCAAGGCCAGCCGCGCCAGCTCGATGCTGACGCAGGCGATGCTGCAAAACGCCGAGCAGCTGTCCGACACCAAGCGGGGCGACGTGATGGTCAAGCTGCACCGGTCGATTAACGACCTTGTCCGGTCCTCGGCGACGCTGAGCGACATCGCCAAGTCCCTGAAGCTCTATGATGATGAGCTTGGTCAGCTGCGGTCAGACCTTGAGCTTGAGGATTACGCCAAGCTGGCGCAAACGATGGGCGAGGTGCAGGCCACCATCGCTGAGGCCAACAAGGAAGCCGCTAACCTCCTCGAGGAGCTCGTCCAGGGCGCCGCCGGGAACAAGCAGCTGCAGCTCAAGATCAACGAGCTCCTTGACAAGGAGGGGCGGGGGCTGCATGGCCTGTACGCCGTCACGAACCAGCTCAGCGATGACCTGCAGGCGCTCTCCATCGAGGTGCGGGAGCGCGTGCTGCCAGTGGCCGCGGCTCTGCCCTACAGAACAGCCGAGGCGCTGGGTGCCCACGGCGTCAACTCAGCCGCTCTCCAGCAGCTGCCTACGAAGGACTTGCTCGCTGAGCTAGGGCAGCTAAGCCGCGGCGCCAGCGCTGCTAACGGCGCGCTGCTCGAGACGGCCATCAACGCCAGCAAGCTTTCCATCAGCGCCAAGAGCGCCACTGAGTGGCTAAAGCGGCACGCTGGGCAGCTCGCTAGCTCAACCGCCGTCGCAGCCAACCTCAACAAGGCGTTCCACGCGCTGCTCCAGACCTACCAGCAGATAGTGCGGTTCAACACCGCCAACATCGCGACCAGCTTCCTTAACGTCTACCGTCAGGCCATCAAGCTTGGGTTGTCGTTTGAGGAAACCGCCAAGCTGCTGAGCGAGAACGGGCAGATCGCGTCGCTTTGGCTCGGCGACAAGCTTGACGCTGCGTTTTCGACCTTCAAGGAAAGCTTCGAGAAGGCTGGGTACACTGCGCCAGAGGCGGCCGAGTCACTGTCTGGCATGTTGGAGGTCTTCACCGCGAAGGGCATCAACCTGCGGAGCATCTCGGAGCTTGGCCAGGCTACGGACAAGTTCACAGCGTACGCCAAGCAGCTGGGCGCGATGACCGGGCTGACGGTGCAGCAGGTAGCCCGGCTTGACCAGGAGCTGCTCTCGACCGAGGACATCTTCAAGACGCTGATGGGCATGGACGTCGAGCGGCGCAAGGCCTACGCCGACGAGCTGGTCCAGCTGCGCAACCTTTACGTGCAGCAAGGCCTGAGCATCGACCAAGCCCAGGAGCTGGTCAAGCAGCAGCAGGCCCAGCTGCGGGCGCCAGTCAGGGAGCGCTTCAGGCAGGCAGCAATGCTGCAGATGGCAGCGGCCCAGGCCGGCATCTCGCCTGAAGCCGCTGCCATGGCGGGGGCCATCATCCGGCGGGGCCGCGCTGGGCAGACCCCAGAGAACCTGGCGTTCCTGAACCAGGTGCTCGGGCAGGTGCAGCAGAGCTTTGAGCAGCAGGTCCAGCAGGGCAACCTAGGGGCCGAGGTGGTCATGGAGCGGCTGCTGGGGGAGAGCGGGCTTGGGCACCTCTACACCGCAGGGCTGAAGACGGTGCAGGCACGCGAGGTCGGCAAGGCCAGGACCGACGCGGAGCTGGCCGCCGCCGTGCGCGCCGCGGAGCCATACAAGCCGCTGACGGAGCTCACAAACATCCTGAACTCCATCTCGGCGCTGCTCGACAGCACGCTGGGCACAGCGGCTAAGGCGGCTGGCGCAGCGCTGGCGGGGACCGCGATCTCGGCGCTCTTCGCTGCCAGAGCCCTCGGTGGCGTCGCGCTGGCGGGCGGCGGGGCAACCGGGGGAGTTGCTGGCGGGCGGGGCGGAAAGCTGCTCGGTGCAGCTAAGCTAGGCGGTGCTGGGCTAGCGATCGGTCTTGGTGGCTCGCTGCTGGGGCAAGGGATCGGTGGCCGGCTTGGCGCCGGCATCGACGTCGGCGCGGACATCCTGGGCACTGCCCTAATGGGCGCTAGCGTTGGGTCGCTCTTGGGCCCAGTGGGCACGGCTGTTGGTGGCCTCATCGGCGGCGGCGTTGGCATCATCACGAACATGGACAAGCTCCGTGAGCTCTTTGGCAGCAACAACGGCGCGCTGGGTCAACCAGGCGGGCCTGTTCAGCCCCCGATAAATATCGGGGCGGAGGTCATCGAGGGTACCAGGGGGCTTGGCGATAAGGTGCTTTCGGTGACCGACAGCGTTGCTACCGAGTACCTTAAGCAGCTGGTCACCCTCATGCGAGAAGCCAATGAGCTGATGAGGGGCATGGCCTTCGAGCGCGCGCCGGCCACTGCTCCCCGCGCGGGCGCGGCCGTTGGCGCGAACGCCTACCTGAACGGAAACGGACCACCGTAAACAAAGATGGCACACTGGACAAACTACTGGCGCATCGTTAAGCCGGCTTCACGCAAGGCTGCTTACCAAAGCGGCGTCAACCTCGATGATGGCTATGACCTGACTACCGCCGGTTACTCGGCGCACGCGTCAGTGTCCTGGCTCGCTAACCTTCTGAAGAGCGCCACGTCGCGCCTGCAGCGCTACAAGCAGTACGACGCCATGGATCACGGCGACATCGCGAGGGCGCTAGACATCACCGCTGAGGAGATCACCAACTTCGACCGTAAAACTGGGCTGCCGTTCATCATCGAGTACCAAACGGAGCAGAGCGAGGACATTGAGGACAACGTCATCGTCACGCTGCGCGCTGCTCTCCGGGCATGGAGCAACCTGCATGACTTCCGCAACCGGTTGTTCGCGATCACCAGGTGCTTGATCAAGTACGGCGACTGCTTTTTCAGGAAGCGGTCAGACACTAAGGCCTGGGAGTACATCGACCCCACGAGGGTGATCGGGATCGAGATCGACCCAAACACGAACCGGCCGATCGCCTTTCACATCAAGGAAACGAGCTTTAAGCAGCGGCTTACCCCTACGACCACCGACGTGGCGGCTGAGCGAGTGCCGGCCGCGGCGATCGTGCACTTCACGCTGTCGAACGATATGGGGGACTCGGCGCCATTTGGCAAGTCGGTTCTGCAGGACGCGGTCCGTGATTACCGTCGGCTCTCGATGCTGGAGGACGCTGCCATCATCTACCGGATCGTGCGCGCGCCAGAGCGGCGCGTGTTCTACATCGACGTCGGCAACATGCCAGCCCAGCGCGTCAAGGCATACATGGCGTCGATCATCAATGACATCCGCCAGAAGAAGATCCCGAACACCACGACCGGTACGTCCGTTGACAGCCAGTATAACCCGGAAACGATCCAGGAAGATTATTTCTTCCCAGTGACGGCAGCCGGGCGGGGATCTAGGGTGGAAACCCTCGCGACGGGCACCACCTGGGAGATGCCTGAGCTAGAGTACTTCATGAACAAGGTGTTCCGGGCGCTGCGCGTCCCGACCTCTTACATGAAGGGGCAAGATGCCCAGGGCGCCCAATACAACGACGGCAAGGTGGGCATCGCGTACATCGAGGAGCTGCGCTTTGCCAACTACATCATGCGCCTGCAGGCCGCCGTTGAGAAGGTAGTCGACGAGCAGTTCAAGCTCTACCTGCAGGTCATCGGCATCGATGTCGACATTGATCTCTTCAGGCTAGAGCTGCCCGAGCCGCAGAACTTTGCCCTGTACCGGCAAGCCGCGCTTGACGCCGAGCTGATCAACGCGTTCAAGGCCATCGAGGACACGAAGTACATCTCCAAGCGCTTCATGCTGAAGCGCTACCTTGGCCTGACGGACGACGAGCTCCAGATGAACGAGGTCATGCTCAAGCAGGAACGCGGCATCACCCAAGCGGCTGGGGTAGACGAGCTGCGGCAGGTCTATGACCCGCTCATCTACGATAACCGTGAGCAGGCGCAACCTGAGCCGGGCGCGCTTGGGGCTCAGCCGTCCCCTTCCGGGGAGGGTGAGGGCAGCGGCGAGGAAAGCGAAGAGCTTGACCTAGGCGCGGAGCCACCAGCCAGCTGAGCTTCAGCTGGAGCTAAAGAAACGGCGTTAGCAACAGCAACTCGCTAAATAGGGCATCTAGCAACAGCCCGGGCGAGCTCTTTGCCCTGTTAGGCTCCATCGGAGGGAAGCAACAATGCGACAACAGTTCTTGATCGAGCGCTATGACCCGTCGGAGGTCAACCTGGTCGAGTCGCGGGACGCCCAAAAGAACCTCTACCTAGCCGGCCGCATGATGGCCGCTGAGCAAAAGAACCTCAACCAGCGCATTTACCCACGGCACGAGATCGAGAAGGCCGTGCAGCTGATCAACGAGCGCGCCAAGGAGGGGATGTACATCGCCGGCGAGCTTAACCACCCAGACAACCTGTCCATCGACCTGAAGAACGTTTCCCACATCATCACCGAGGCGTGGATGGACGGGAACAACGCGATGGGCAAGTGCCGGGTGCTCAACACCCCCTCTGGCCAGATCGTGAAGGCCCTGATCGAGGGCGGCATGAAGCTTGGCGTCTCGTCCCGGGGCACCGGCAACGTCACCAACGAGGGCATCGTTGAGGACTTTCAGTTCGTCACCATCGACATCGTGGCCCAGCCCTCTGGCCCTGGGTGCTACCCCGACGTTGTGACCGAGGCGCTTGGCTACAAGCCGATCATGACGCTGGCTGAGGCCGTGGTGCACGACGAGCAAGCCCAGCGGTACCTGGCGCAAGAGGTGAAACGGTTTATCAACGAGCTCACCCGGCGGCGCTGATAGCCTACGGTGTGCCTCCGGCTGTAGAGCTAAAAAGCTTTTAAAAACAACCGCTTAGACGCCGCGGTAAGGCGTCAAACCCCAACGCGGGCTCATAGCCCGCTGGTCAGAAGGAGAGAAACGCGATGGATAAACGAGAAGCTCTGAAGAGCATGCTGCAGAACTTTATCGAAGACAACATGGAGCAGGCAACCCTTGATCTCCACAACTACCTTACCCTCAAGTCCCGCGAGGTCTTGGGGCTAGATGGTGCGGACTCGAGGGCTGCCAGCGTTGCCGAGCCTGAGCTTGACGTTGATTAACTACCCCGCCCTGAAGGGCGGAGCTTGTGAGAGCAAGCTAGGTTGACCGCTGAACGCAAGCCAGGTTCGAGTGCGTGGAATGTAGGTTCGAGGACAACGCCGATGTGGTCAGCGCGATAAATATCCTCTCTCGCGGGATACAGCAGTTGCGAGACGAAGGGCAGGACACGACCGACGCTTCGGTCGGGATTCAAGTGGGTGCACTGCTTGAGTCAGCCCGGATGGCCTGTGGATCGAACGGCGTTGGCCGTCGCAAGCAGGAACCCACCGAGACGACTGCGCATCGAGCGATCTATGCGTAGCGTTGCAGGAATCTCCGGCCTTCAAGGCCGGGGAGGATGTCAAGCTTAAGAGCCGGTGGCGCGCTCGGCGCGTTGTTGGCTAGCTTAGCTCGCGGTTGCTCAGAGCTGCGCCAGCGCGGTAAACGCGCTGGTTTTTTAGCTGTTTTTAGCAAACCTCTATATAAATAGAGGTACGC